AGGAATTTAATTATGCGTATAGAAATAGATACGCGCAACCGTATTATACGGGTTGTGCGTGACGCGCGCGTCAATAACGACGCGGCATTTGAATCAAAGCACCCGCGTGACAAGGATGGTAAATTTGCAAAGGGTGGTCGCGCATCAACCGTTAGCCGTGGTCCTGATTACAGGCCCCCTGTTCCGAAAGGGGCATTGGCGGCACAAGTTGATTTTGCCGATTTGCATCCGGGTATGGTAAAATTGGTGACAAATGCATTGCAACGTGATATGGAATTATATCCGTTTATGAGAGGGCATTTTTCATTTATTGGAAGCAGTAATTCACAATTAGCCAAAGATTTAGGGGATTCAATTGAAATAAAAGACAATGTGGAGGGTTTTTACAGGCCGGAACCATTTGGGGGGCGGGGGCGGATATGTTTTTCTGGTCAAGCATTAAGAAAAGTCGAAATAAGAGCAAAAATTTTAGAAAAAGCTCAACAGAAAGATACAACCTTTCACCCGCCGGGCACAAATACCGTAAAGGGTATAGTCGACCATGAATTCGGTCACGCCATATGGCATGAATTAGCGCTTGATGATTATAGGAAAGGTATAAAACCTATTCATAAATATATCATCAAATATATAGCTGACCATTCTTATGACGAACTGGCAAACAATTTGTCTGGTTACGCCAAGACAAACGCTGCCGAATTCTTTGCTGAGGCCTTTTCAGAATTACAAAACAATCCCAACCCGCGCCCAATTGCAAAAAAGATTGGCGAATTGTTAGACAAGGAAATAAAGGCGCAAAAATTGGATAAAAGCAATGAGCGAAAATAAAGAAGGGCGTCCAACGGTAATGACCGAAGAGACACTCCGCAAACTGGAATATGCGTTTAGTGTTGGGTGCAGTGATTTAAATGCTTGTTCTTACGCAGGAATCAGCAAGACAACCCTTTATAACTATCAGCAAGAACACCCGGAGTTTATTGACCGAAAGAATATACTGAAAGAACAACAGATTTTAAAAGCCCGTGTCGCGGTTGACCAAGCGTTGGACAGGGGCGATGTCAATACGGCGCGTTGGCTGTTGGAACGCAAATGTAAAGATGAATTCAGCGCACGAACAGAAATAGACCCTGTGGCCCCGTTGGTTAAATACATAACGGCCGAAGAACAAAAAGCAGCTGATGCGCATATTGACCAAATCATAGGCAATGACTGATATAGACCGTGGATATTTGGGGCATCGCTTGTTAGAACGCGGCTTTTCTGTATGGGCGCGATATATGTTTCGGGTTATAAATCGCACCGAATTTATATGCGAGGCCCTGCATCACGCAATGTTCCGCCAGATTCAGGACGTAATAGACGGCAAAACAACGCGTCTGAATTTGAATATGTGCCCGCGTACTGGTAAAACGACAAATGCCGAATTATTGTGTGCATATGCGTTTGCCATAAATCCGCGCGCCCAAATAATATATACGTCGTTCAATCAAGATCTGTTGAACAAGATATCCAAGGAACTCGCTGCAATAATGCAGCACCCGGCATATCTGGCAATGTATCCCAACGTATCGCGTCCTGTGGTTGAAGATTTGGTCGCGGACCCGATTGACGATTTCTGGCGTGATTATTTGGTGCAAACAACCGGCAAAAGTCAATATTCAAGTCGTAAGATAATAACTGCGGCCGGCGGATGTGTTTTGTTTAATTCCATTGGTGCGGCAATTACCGGATTTGGCGCGGGTGTGCGTAATGCACCCGGCTTTTCCGGAATTCTTATCATTGACGACCCGGACAAGCCGACAGATGTGCGTAGTGAGGCCATGCGCAAAAAAACACGCGCATACTTTACGGACACGTTGTTGACGCGCTTAAACAACTCAGACACGCCAATCCTGAATATTCAGCAGCGCTTGCATCCGGAAGACTTGTCGGGATTTCTGGCGTCCGAATATGCGTTCCAAACATTCAAATTCCCGCTGCTAGACAGCGATGGCACATGCAATTTGCCGCGGCAATATACCCCGGCGCGTGTCCAGGAATTGCAACGCAATACCGCAACCTTTGCCGCACAATATCAGCAGGCGCCGGTATTAGATGGCGGAAACCTGATAAAAACGGAATGGTTCCGTCGGTACAATACGCCGCCGGCCCGTTTTGATAACTTGTTCATTGTTGCGGACACTGCGTTTTCTGAAAAGAAATCTGCGGACAACAGTGCGTTTCTGTTATGCGGAATTCTGGGCAAAGACCTGTATCTGTTGGACGGGTATTGCAAAAAGGTCATATTTCCGGATTTATGTCGTGGGCTGGTATCGTTTTACGGGGCCGCTGTCGCGAACTGGCCCACGTCACCATTTTCTGCGGTGTATATAGAAAACAAGGGCAGTGGTATATCGCTTATCCAGCAGATGCGTGCGCAAGGATTGCCCATTGCGGAGCTTATGCCGACTGTTTATGTGCCGGAACTACGCAAAGACCAAATATCGGACAAATTCACGCGATTTAATGAAATCGCCGCTGATTTGGAAAGCGGATATTGCCATATCCCAGAAACCGCGCCGTGGTTATTGGAATTCTTGGCAGAGTGCGAGGCATTTACCGGTGGCAAGCAGGACGCACACGATGACTATGTGGACTGTCTGATGTATGCCCTGAAACAGCGTCGCAAGGGATTAGTGACAGACTGGAGTGCGATAAGTGCCAGTTTTATGAGACTTTAAACATGCTAAATTTCAAAAAGTTTTTTACAAAGGTGTCGGCGCCGCAATCAAAGCCGGCCCCCGAATCCGGAATTGTGGATTATCAAGTGCTGGCAAATGCTGTTGCGCCAGAAGCCCCGGATTTTATCGAACCATGGACATTGGCGCGTGCACGGTTAGAGGGTGGTGCCCGTGACCGTGGCAGTCAGACCGCCCTGCGTGCATACAATGCGCATAAAACAAAGGTACAGAATCAGTGGATAAATCCGTTGCAGGGTGTAAATTCCGGCAATGGCACGGCGCATAATGCGATTTATCTGTATCAACCTGTCAATTATTATGAATGTTATTTTCTGGCCCAGGACCCGTTGTTCACGAAAGTGTTCAATATGCTGTCACAGATGCCTTTTACCAAGGGCGGCGATTTGCAGGTGTCGGCCGATATGGACGAAGAACAGGTCAAGGCGATTGAAAAAGCGGCCAAGGATTTTGAACTGTGGAAACATGTGATATCAGCGGTACGCAGTCAATACGTGACCGGTGGCTGCCTGTTGTACATGGATTTTGGCCTGTCTGCCAAGGAACTGGAGCGACCGCTGAATCTGGATAAAACCGATTGTCGGAAATTTCGTGGATTTCGCCATATCGACCCGATAAATGTTGTGGCCTTGGACGTTAATACGGTTGATGTTTCTGCGGCTGATTATATGCAGCCAAAGCAGTGGTATGTAATCGGGCTGGGTACTGTTCATGCGTCGCATTTTCTGAAATGGGAGGCAAATCCACCGGAATTGCCCATGCGGCCCATGACAATGTATTTTGGCATGCCGCTGACCCAGCTGATAAAGCAGGACGTTGCCAATGCCAATATGGTCTCGCAGGGCGTCGCAAACATGGTCAATCGTTTCAGACTTACGTATCTGAAAACGGATGAATCTGCGTTTGTGACAAACAATGCGTCACAGTTTCGTGCGAAACTGGACTTTATGGGACTGGTGCAGAATAACTATAACGTTTGCCCGCTTAAATCCACCGAAGAGGTCACGCAGCTGACCACATCGCTGGCGGGGCTGGCAGAAAATGTGGAAGGGTGCTATCTGCAGGTGGCGGCCAAGACCAATATTCCGTTCACGGAACTGATGGGGAAATCGGCCCAAGGCATGGATGCAACTGGTACCGGTGACCGTCGCAAATGGTATGACCAGTGCAAGATGGAGCAGCAGAACGCCAAGCAGCACATCTTAACCATGTACGGGGTTTGTGCGGGCAGCGCGAACAAGGACGGAAAATTCGTCAAATTCGAAGATTATGTCTTTAATCCGATGGAAGAAGCGTCTGAAAAAGAACTGGCCGAAAATATTCGTTCTTATGCTGAGGTTGCGTCAAAACTGATTGAACTGGGCGCAAAACATGACGAAGTCTTTGAATGGCTGAAATCATTCAAGCAGTTCCACCTGGACACGGTGACGATGGACGAATTGTCGGATGACGACAACAATCCATTTGATGATGACGACCCCAATGGTGGTGGATTGGATATTACAGAACAGATAAAGTCAAAACTGTCCAATGCATGGGATG